AGCCGGCGAGGACCGCCGTGCCCGAACCGGCCGTCATCGAGGTGTTGCCACCCCCGCCCACCGGCTGGACGACGGGCGTGGCCCCGAAGAGGCCGACCAGGGCGGCCGAGCCGTTGCTCTGGACCTGCACACCGAGTCGCTTGCCGGCGTTCGAGCTCGTGTAGTCGCCCGCGTAGAGCGAAAGGTTGCCGGACCAGGTGGCGTCGGCGGCGGTGTTGAGGGTGGCGTCGATGATGCCGCAGGGCCGCTTGGTGGGCGTGCCGGTGGTGAGCTGGCGGAGGTTGAGGAGGGGCGCCGTCTGGCTGGTGGCGCCGTCGAGGTAGATGGCCGGATTGGCGGCAGCCTGCGAGACGATCGTGACGCCGTCGTTGGCCGAGGCGATAACAATCGTGGTGCCCGTGATACTGCTGAAGAAGTTCCAGCCGATGCTGCCGTCGGCGTTCGTGGTCAGGACCTGGTTCGAGGTGCCCGACGGCAGGACCTCCCAGTCCACGGCCCGGCTGACCAGTCCCGTGGGAACCGGGGTCGAACTACTATTGGTGGGAATCCGACCCGCGACGAGGGCGCCCAAGGTGACGTCCTCGCGGTTGAATTTCGCTGCCATGGTGTGCCTGCCTGCTGCTTAGAAAATGACGTAGGTCAGCTCGCCGCCAACGGCAACCGCCGCGGACAGGTTGATGTCGAGGGCCTCACCGGGCAACGTGGCGAAGATCCCGCCCGGACACCAGCCGCCGCCCGCGCTGGCGTACTGGGTCAGGTAGTGCAAGCCCGTGGCGATCGCCGTTGTCGTGTGCGATTGCAGGTTCACGTTGACGTTGCCGTTGGCCACGACGTTCCACCGCAGCACGTAGATTCGCTGCCCGGAGGAAGCGGCCACGATCGTCGTGGCGCCCGAGGCGCTGGCCGTGATGGGCGCGTAGCTCACCGCGCGCGGCGTGTTGGTGGCGTCGAAGATCAGGCCGACCTGGTCGGCCATCGATTGAACGGATTGGGACATAACTTCCTCTTAGCAGTCGTCGCTACAGAAAATCCAGGGAGCGAACGCTGGCTGCGCCAGAAATGCGACCGCCGAACAAGCCCAGGAGTTACTCGAGGTAACCGTGAAAGTCGCGGCAAGCGGAGAACCAGTCGCGCTTAACCAGTACTCGTCGCCAGACGGTAGTCCGGAGGCATTGTGTTGCACATATCCGAGAGTGAAATTAGCACCGGCGGTCACCGTCTGATTGAAGGAGTTCGACATTACGGCGACAAGCAAGTCGCCTGGGGTGAACGCGAGATTACCACTGGTTACCAGCGAAGCTGTTCCTGAACTGGCATTGCTGCTTTCGGCTGTGACTATTGCTCCGGACAGAAAACTGTACTCCGCGATGCCGAATGAGATGTTCGTGTTCGCGGCCGTGCTGCCGGTGGTCGACACCGTTATGTTCAATGTCCCGCCGGTTGTGACCACGGACCAGAAGATTTGCGAAATATAATATTTAGTGCTGTTATAATTATACAATTTGGGCGTTGTGGAATTGTATGAATTATGTCCGTCGCTGACGGCTATCGTGTCGCCGCCAGCGTAATTGCACCATGCGACGACAGTCACCACGACAAGGTCGCCGACCGCGACCGCGCTGGGGAACGACTGCGACAGGCTCGTACCGGTGTTGGACGATGCCCCGAGTCCGCCCGATGTCGGTTGCACGCGCGCCCAGCTCATGAGACCTCGGTACGGGGTGTTGCCCCGTGCTGAATTGTGATTGCCCCCATGGGGCGCACGTGAAATCGAACGTTGGGATGAAGCAGGCCCTGAAAGGGCCGTGACAATCAAGTACAGGGCAACGCCCTGTCAACTTTGCTGCGCCACGAGCCAGGCGTCGTAAGTACCCGAGCCCGTGCAGACGAACTTGACGATGCAGGACTTGCTCGAGATCGTCGGGGCGGTCCCGGAGCTGCCCGTGTACCAGGTCAGGGTTGTCGGCCAGGTTGGGTTCGCCGAGCCCGCGGCCGTGATCCGCAGGATGATTTCTTGGCCGACCTGAGCGTTCGTGAATGCCAGGGTGCAGGCGCCCCCATACGGCGTCCAGGTGAAATAACTGCCCTGCGACCAGTCGAAGGTCGATGTGCCGCTGGAAGCGGGCGTTGCCACCGCGTTGATGACCGAGTTGGGTCCGGGCCTGCCCACCCAGCTCTCGCCGTTGGAGACGACGGCGAAACCGAGCGGGGCGAGCGTGTCGGCCGGGGTGTTGACCGTGCTGGTGGCGCCGTTGAGCGTGACCGACGTCGCCAGCGTGTTGGAGAGAATCATGAGGTGAGATCCTTTCGCGGATCAATTGAAGATGGCAACGTAGACGCCGGGCGCCGTGCAGGTGACTTGAACAACGTCGATGGCCGAATTCGTATGCGTCAGAGACTGAGTAGCTGCCGCCGTCCCGGCAACGATGGAGCCCGTGGGCAGGGTCAGGGTCGTGGCCGTGGAGCTGGACGCCTGTGTCAGAGCAATCACGATCGTCTGGCCGACCGCCACATTGACGAACGTGAGAGCCACCGCGTTCGAGCCGTTGGTGAGCAGATACTGGAAGACGCCGTACCGCGACCAATCGAGCGTGGCCGCCGTGGTGATCGTGATTGATGCGGCGACGGCGGCGACGGTGCTGGGGATTGTGACCCAGCCCCCGGGCGCTGGTGCGCCCGCGGGGCTGAATCCTTGCTGGGGAACGAGGGTGGCCCCGATGGGCTCGCCATCGACGGTTCCGAGTTTCATGTGAGTAGTTCCTAGCGGGAAAAAGTTCTTAGTTTCTAGTTAAATCAATTCATATCTAGCAACTAACAACTAACAACTAGGAACTGATAATCACGCCGAAGTCGGGACGGATGACGCCCAGGGCGTAACCGAAGTCGACGGTGACGAAGAGGGCCTGATAGATGTGCACGTAGCTGACCATGACCCGCAGGGGGATGCCCATGAGGTCGATGTAGGAAACATCGACGACGTTGCGGGCCTCGTCGGGTGTGGCGATCGGCCGCAGGGCCAGGGCGATGGCGTACTCGTGCAGGGCCAGGCTGGTGTAGGCCAGCACGGTCGCCACGTGGCTGCTGTCGGTCGCGCCCGCGTAGGGTTGCACCAGGACCAGGGCCGATGAGCTGGTGACCGACGCGATCTGGTACGGAGTGCTGGTCGAGTCGGCGGCGAAGACGAGCCATTGGCCGGCGGTCAGGCTGCCGAAAAGAGCCGTGCTCGACACGGCGGTCGAGCCGGCGGTGATGGTCACGTTGCCGCCGAGCACGGTCTGCACCCGGGCGGAGGTGGTCACGGACCCGGTCGCGGCCGAGACCAGCGTGGTGGGAATCACCGCGCTGAGAGTGAGGCTCGTATCGCTGGCGATCGCCGAGACCTTGTACAGCGTCTTGGTCGAATCGGCGCCGAACGTGAGGTAGGACGTCCCCGCGGTGAGCTGCTGGGTGAACACGGTGTTCAGGCCGGTCACCGTGGCCGAGCTGCTGGTTATCGTCACCTGGCCGTAAAGGATCGAGCCCGACGCCGTGGGCATCTGCTGGTCCCAGATCGGCTGGAAGTTGAAGGCGTTCCCCAGGTCCGCGCTCTTGCGGGCCTCGCTGGCGATGGCGGCCGAAACCAAGCTCTCTTGCACCCAGGCGGAGTCGCCCAGCATCTTGCGGTACACGTTGTTGTGCACCATCAGCCGGAGCTTGGCGGAGTCCTCGAGCGGGACCTTCTGGTCGGCGAGGGTGTCCCAGGCCTTGAGCTGGTCCGTGACCGCGACTTCCCCTTGCGTGGCGCTGACGATCGGCGCGTTGCTGTTGAAGTTGGCCGGCGTGATCAGGGCCGCGATCTGGCCGTTGAGGTATTCACGCGCCCGCTTGTAGAGGGGGTCAAAGAACTTCTGGGCCAGGTCGACGGCGGTCTGCCACTGCTCGAAGTCCTGGAACTGGAGGGCGGCCCCGGCCCGGGTCTGGAACACCAACGGGATATAATTGGGGTTCACGCTGGTCGCGGTCAGGATGCCGTTGTTGATCGCCTGCAGCGGTCCCACATCCGGGAAGTAGACGTCGACCGTCTTGCCGATCCGGGCGGCTTCGGGCTTGATGTCCTTGTACACGGCGTCGAGCAGGGCGGTCCGCCCGACCTTGGCCTTGTTGTACTCGTCGGCCCCGGCCACCAGGGTCTCGAAGAAGGCAGCGAAATTGTTGGCCACGAAGGGGCCTCCTGAAAACGAATTGAGAAAGAACGGGGGGAAAGGGTGATGTCGAAGATTCCGGAGGGGGTGCCTGATGAGATCCGGCTCGTGCTCTTATGTCGCGCCATCAGGCGGCTTCAGAAGCGCCACAGCCTCACCGTCAAGGGCGAACTCGAGTTGCTCAGGCTGCTGGAGCTGCTGGATTGCCAGCTCGCCGCCTACGATCCCGACAAGGACTTGCGGGATATCAGGCATTAGGGACAATCGATCAGCGCTGGCCTGATCGACCGAGCAGCCATTGGAGGACGTGTCCGATAGCGGTGTAGAGCCAGCTCATGGAGAGTTGGGGGGCGAGGGGCAAGAGGAATGAGCCGAGAACAGCATGACGATGATTGCCCGGATTGCCGGCCCGCGCTGTTCAATATTCAGACGGGTAGGCCGGTCCCGGATGATTCGCCGGAGATGCGCGCGATGAACCAAGTCTGGGATCGTACCAACCTGCTGGAGCGCCAAGCCTGGCATCGTATGACCTGCCAACACTCGCGAACTCCCTCCGACCTGCGGATCAGTGAGCGAATCGCGGAGCGGGTGCAACGGGCGCTCAGCGGAATCTCCCGCCGATCGCCGCGTCACGGATAATCTCCTTGTTCCGTGGATCTAGCATGAACTTGGGGTCAGCCCGCATCTCCTGGGTGACGATGGTGCCGTCGCCGCCCTGGTTGCGGCTGGCCCGGCCGCCGCCGGCGGGCTCGGTCGCGGTACCGATGTCCAGCCCGTACTTGGTGCGGCTGGTGGGCCTGGCGGCCTCCCTGGTGGCCGTGACGTTCACGCTCTCCTCGGGGTCGAAGGCATAGTCGACCTCGGCCTTGAGCTTCGCCACGACGGTCTGAAGGGCCTTGTCGTCGATCTCGTCGCCCTCGACCTTGTAGCCGGCGATGGTCTGGGCGTCGCGCCAGAGCGACTTGAGCGCCTTGGCCTTGGCCTTCGACGCCGTGGCCAGCTCGGCGAACTTGTCGTAGTGGGCCCGGTCGCGGATCGTGCCCTCCAGCTCGGCGATTCGGTCCGCCTGAGCGTCGGGCTGCGCAACCCGAGCCTGAAGGTCGTCGCGCTCGGAGGCGATCGTCTTCAGTGAGTCACGGTACTCGTCGCGCTCTCCGGTGATCTTCTCGAGCTGGGTCGTGAGGCTCTCGACCTGCTTTTGCAGGATGTCGAGGGCGGTCGTTTCGCTGGCCATCGCTGGAAATTCCTCGGGGGTATCGGACATCGTTCGTTACCTCTTGCCACGGGCCTTGAGGATCGCCGCCTCGGCCGCCTTCTTCTTGGCGACGTCAAGGCCGTCACCGGTCACTCGCTCGCCCTTCATCGGGCCGCCGCGGTCCACGCCCAGGTTCTTCGGCTCGGGCGCTTTGCAGGCCGCGCCGCATCGGCCGCACTTGCCGTTCATGCACATGGTTGCCTCAATCCGACCCAAGGCCGGCATGGTTGCCATGGTCGATCCACGGTTCTGAGCCGGGCTGCCACTCGTGCTTGTCCTGACCCGGGCGCCATTCAAGACCGGTCCCCCGGCGGCCCACCGGGGGAGGCGGGGGAGGCGGGGTGAACTGAGCCGGTCTCGCCGGCTGGCCGCATAAGGGGCCCAAAATCACAATGATAAAAATATCATGAAGCATTAATCGCTAGCCTCGCTGGTGGTTTGTGGACCGGTCGTGTCGCTTTCGCGATCCTCGTAGCCACTCTCGGCCCCGGTCGTGTCGTCGGCCTGCTGCTGCGTCCGCGCGTCCTGCTCCTCAGACGGCATCGTCTCGCTGGCGGGCGGCGTCAGCTCTTGGGGCAGGACCTGCTTGGCCACTTCCTCGTCCTCGGCCACTTCCTTGAGCCGCTGCACGGCCTGGTCGTGAGTGAGCCCGTACCGTTCCATGCAGACGTTGATCCGCGACTTGATCCCCACCTGCATCTCCCACTCGTCGGACTGGTCGCGGTCTGGTCCCGGGATGGGTATCCGCGGCTCAGCCCAGGCGAGCAGCAGCTCGAGCTGCTTGGCCTGCTCGACCAGGTCGGCATGGCCGTAGTGGTTGCCGCAGGCGGTGAGGATCTTGCGGGCCAGGCACAGCTCGGCGAGCTGGTAGATCGGCCGCCGCTGGCGGGCCCTGGTCAAGAGGGGAGCGGCCTTGATGATGAGCGCGATACCCGACGACGCATCCTCGTACTGCAGCTCGAGGGCCGAGTACGGCAGGTTGACCGCCGTCGCCACCTGCTTCATGTACTTCTCGAGGTCGACCCAGATGGACTCGATCGCAAGCTGGGCCTGTAGGTACTCCGCCGAGGGCTCTCCCCCGTCGGCGTATCCCTCGCCGGTGTAGCCGGTCCCTCCACGATAAAGTCGCATAAAGCGGCCAGGGCCGATCTCAGGGGTGAACGTCGGGCTGACGTTGCGGAAGACGCCGATAGGTCGGCCGTACTTGGATATAAGTTCGTCAAGCTCAGAGAGTCGGTCATTGATCCGGAGCTCCGCTTTACGTAGGAACGTGCCGGGTCCAGGCGTCCAGAACTGTCGAACTGGAGCTCGATAGTGCAGGAAGGCGAAGGGGATGCAGCCATAGGTGTTCTTCTCCGCGTCCTTGGCGGGCATGGCGACCCGGGCGCCGGCCGTCCGGTCCGCGCTGTACTGGTCGGTGAGGTAGGTCCGCACCTCGTCCTCGAACCAGAGCTTGTATCGCGTCCGCTGGTTGTAACGGTCGATCGTCACCACGGCGAACGGCTGCCGGGGGTCCTCCGGGTCGGTGAAGACGGTGAACTCGTCGCCGCCCCAGAGCTGGAGGTCGACCGGCTTGTCGGGGTCGTTGGTGCACTTGATCTGCACGGCGCAGACGTCGTTCAGGGTCGCCTGCTGCTCGGCGTGCTGCATGACGCAGTCGATGTGGTTGGTCTCGTAGACCTGCGCGAGCAGGGAGTCAGCCAGGCCGTCGCCAACCACCGTGCGTTGGGGTCCTGGGTTGTATGTATGCTCACATAGTCGATCCACCGCTTGTTGTACGAATCCAGACTGTCGGCGGGGACGACCGGCAAAATCGAACTCAGTCTCTGCCTCGCGTCGTGGTTGATAGCGGTCGGACTCAAAATCGTAGAAACTTTGATTTTCAATGGCGGACGCCAATCTTGGCCTATGGTTGCGCAGCCCCGCCTCAACCTCCTTCATGATCCAGGCGCGGTCATCGCTGGAGAAGGAGCCTCCGACATTGGGGAGGGCGGGGAATAAACGGGGATCGGTATCGGCCATCAGACGCCCACCTTTGTATGCCACGGCATCGGGAACACATCCGACCGGAGCAGGTCGTCAGCGATCTCGCGAGCGCACTCGGCCCAGGGACGGTGCACGAGCACGGTGCCCTGGCGCACCGGCCGGCACCAGCAGGCCGCACCCAGCGCGTGCTCGTATGAGCCCGGCGGCTCGGCGGGGACGATTTCGTTCTCGCGCTGGAGTCTCACAGCCCGGTCCCCGCCAGGGGGTGCCGCGCGATCGCCTTGTGAACCCAGTGCGTAGCCTCGTCAAGCTTGTTCAAGGCCCCGTTGAGCTCGCGTGAATCCGGGCAGAAATCCGTGAGCCGCAGCGCCACGGCGCCGATCAGCGCCTGGAGGTACTCGTAGTCGCGCCGCTGCTGGGGGGTCAGCGCCGCGGGGGAGAAGTCGCGCTCGATGCGCTCGCGGATCGTCGCTTGTCGCTTGGTCATGACGTCACTGTACCAGTATTGATATGTGCGTTATCGCGTACTTGACAATTACCGACGCGAAAACCCCAATAGCCATCCAGAAGCCGCAAAACAGGCAGCCGAACACGGCCGCCTCTTTCTTCGTCGGTCCCAACATCACGTCATCGGTCCTGGAAAAAGCTCTGGATGAACGCGTCGCCGCGGTCGGGGCTGCGTCCGAGCACGTCGCACCAATCCTCTTTTTTCAGCAGCCTCGTCTGATTACCACACAAATCATACGTGAGGGCCTCGAGGTCCTCCCTGAGCAGCGCCCACCAGCCGCGCGGGGGGATGTGGAAGGGGGGCTGGCGACTCGAGAGCGGGTAGCGGTCGTCAGTATGTCGTTCAGGGTCTAGTCGGCGTCGCGCCTTCCATGCCGCCTCGCTGCGGAGGTTGGTGAATGCCTTGCGGTCTTGTGGCCTGCCGGATCCGGCGTAGCCGACGGCGTCGCCGAGTCCGTGCTTGACGAGGTGATTCCTGAAGTCCCGGCCAACCCCGAGCTTGTCATAGGAGATGCGGTCGGCGGGGATGCCGTAGATGCGGCTGACTCGCGCGACTTCTTCCGCTGCTGAAGCCAAAGGTAAAGAAGCCCCGGCGATAAGATCGAGGATCCCATCTGCGTCCCTCACGAGGATTGCGGTCGAGTCTCTACCGACGCCTTCGCCGAGGTCGACGGCGATTCGTCGAGTGCGGTGCACGGGATGACCCGGGGGAAGCGCAGGCCGCTGTACGGCGGTCGCCCGGTCCAGCCATTGGGGCGGGATGAGAATATCACTTGATACCTCGGGGATCTCGGCCCGGATGTGGCTGCGGACCCAGAGGGAATCCCGGCCGTAGCGGCGGTAACAGGACTCGAGCCAGGTGCGATCGGCGATTCCCCAGGGTGATTTATCCAACATGGCATGCGGTGAGTCCGTGCTCGGGATCTGGATCGCCTTGACGGCGAGTCGTGGGGGGATGTTGTCGGCGGCGTCGGTGTCAGCTTGGCGGATCAGGTCGACAAATCGGCCTTCGGCCCGGATCGGGTTGCCGATGACCACCAGCCGCTCGTAACCCAAGGACTCGATCGCGTCCCAGATCTCCTCTTCGACTCCCGAAGCCTCGTCGACGACGACGAGGAGCTGGTTGTTGTGCTGGCCGCTGGCCCGCTCGATGCTCGTCGTCGAGAACCCCAGGGCTTGCCAGCCGTTGCCGCAGTCGATCTGCTGGGGCGAGGTCTTCACGCCGCGGCTCAG